ATGCATCACTAATGTCCGTACCAATAACATAATCATCCAAATTAGGAGGAGTAGGTTGTGGATATATGCTAATTTTTGCCATTGCTATTTAGTTTAAAGTTAATAGGTATAATATCTTGTCAGTTAATGCAAGCATCTCATCCATTATATTTTGAATTTCTGAAGGGTAATTAGCTCTTTCTGTATCAATAATTGAACGTAGTTCTTTTAAATGAGAAGTAGCATCCAAAACTTTTGATTCAGGAATAATAATTTCAACTCTTTTAAATCTTCCAAAATAAGCCTCACTAAATTTATCAGTTAAATCAAGGATACCATCATAATAAGTATTTAATGCTTTATGTTCTGCAAAACTTGTAGTTTGAAGATGTGCAATATGCATCGCATCTCTTGAATGGAACAATGTTCCTATAAATTTACCCGGAGTCATATTATTTTATATTTTTAGTAACCATTCCTGTTTGGATGTTTATAACTGAATCAGCACCGTACTTTTCAATTAAATCATTCTCATATTGACTAAACTCTAATTTTAATCCTTCAATATGTTTTAATATACTTTCTTTCTGTAACTCACAATCAGCTATAGCTAATTTAGCTTGACTGAATTTTGAGTTCATTTCTTGAATTTTTGCGATTTCTTCTTGTGTTGCTTTTTGATTTTCCATTTTAATTTGATTAGTTATTTTACAAAGATATAAAAAAATTAGTGTTGATTATTATCTCTAATATATAGATAAGTTGTTACTATTAATATTATAATTACACCAATCCAAAAGAATACATTAGTACCTTTTTCAACTTCTTTTTTTACTTCATTAGACTTAATATCTTTTTTTACTGAGACCTTAATAGAAGCCTTCTGTTCGACTTTAGTTTTACTTGTATCTACTAAGACTACTTTTGTTTTTTTGTACCGCAGAGTGGCGTTAAAATAAGCCTTATTATCTATTATGATTGGTTTAGTACTGTCTATTGGAGCAATCTCTAATTCATCTGAATTAGTTATGATGCTAATATGATTTTCTTTTGTTATTACATTTTGTTTTTCAGCAACAAAAGTGCTATCAACCTTAGCTAATACACTTGATTTATTTGTTACTACTTTTCTTGAAGCACAGGATAATAAAAAAAAACTAAGAAATATTACTATAATATGTTTTGCCATTTTGTTTTGTAGCTTTAAGTATTTGTTTACGTTGTTTACCTATAGACTCGTATGATACGTGAACCCAATCAGGGTTATTATCTGTACCAAATTCCCAAATTAATTGGTCAAATGATAAATTGTCTTTTATGTAATTAAATATTTCTTTATTAGTAATATCTGTTCCATCCATATCAATATCAATCGCTTCTCCTGAACTGTGCTGAGATGTGTTAGCACCTCCAATCTTAGCATTTAGTTCTTTACTTCTATAACCCGAACTAATTCTGATTGGCTTACCAAAATAATTTCTAATTGGTTCAAATACTTTTTCAGCTAACAGTTTTAAGTTTTTAATATGCTCAGGAGTTGGCATATTACTAATTCCTACTCTTTTTGCAGATTCACTTCTTGTTAATTCTGATAAGTCTAAATGCTCACTAATCTTCATTTCAATCCGTTAATATCTGTCTTTAATTCTTTTGCTCTAAGAAAAGCTTTTTTTAATAATACCCAAATATCAATTTTAAATGATGCTTCTATATTTTCTTTGATTGATACTAACTCAATAAAGATTAAAAGTATTGAACATATTTTTGTAAACATAAACTCAAACCCAAACCATTTTGATATAAACTCATTTAAAACAAATTTGTCAATAACAAAAAGAAATATAATACATATCTCATATAATGCCATCTTTGAAATTATATTAGATAATGTTCTGCTTTTAATGCTACACCATCCTTCTAATTTTACGCTTTTAAATACTCCTGTAAATGTATCAAGAGCAATAGCAGCACCAACTGCAATTAAAAGACCATATATCGGTACAAATAATAATATCAATGATGATAATATGTAGTTAATGTATTTCATTATTTGCCTTGACCTTTATATGATTTAACATAATTCTTGCTTGACTTTAATGAACTTGTCTTTGACTTTGCAGCAACACCTGATTTCTTAGCTTTTGCTTTAAATAATCCATCTTGTTGTTTTACCTTTGCCATCTTACCAAAGAGCGGTTATAAGTGTTGCTGTTCCACCTGATTTAACTTTAAGGACTTGAATCGGCAATGTTGTTCCTGCAATTATACCACTTATAGTAACATCGTCTCCACCAATAGTGACAACATTTAAAGTTCCTGCTCCACCAACATATAAAAAACATCCTGCATTACCTATTGTAGTTTGAGAAGACGCTTGATAAACAACAAAAGATTTTCCTGTTGCCAAGAATATATCAGCATTTAACAATAATTGAGTATTACTAACTACTTGTAGTACTGTAGCTGCTGTTCCATCAGTTACGTTATAGACAATGTCTCCTGTTTTAACTTGTTTTGTTGAAAAAGTAGACGCTGAATCTACAAGCGCACCTACAGATACAGATGTATTTGTCCCGGATGTTATCTGACTTGGATAAGGAACATTAGCGTTATCTGATTTTATAACAGATAATGCTCTTGAAAATGTTGTTTTAAATACTGACATTATTTTAATATTTTATTGATTAACAAATTAGGATTATTTAATCTTTCCTTACGTTCTTTACAAGGAAGACATTCTTCTTGACCTTTTGACTTAGCATAATTATCAACTACTTTTTTAATTCCTGTAGTTTTAGTTATTTTTTCAATAACATCTCCAAATCCAAGTCTTTGAGTTCTTATGTAATGCATACAACAAAGATATTAAAAGTTTTTTATTTTATTTGCGGTGTTACTCAATGAATTATACCGTAATTTTTCGGGAGATATATTTAATCTTTTAGATGCTCTATCTATTGCTCTTTCAGCAGCACTCATAGCATTTCTTTTAGCACCTTCAGGAGTGAAGGTTTTGCCATCTTCTTTTAGATGACCACGACTCTGCAATATTGATATTGCTTTAGCTCTATCGCCTACCTGTGCGGATAATCTATTTATTAATTGTCCCTTACCTGTAAACTTTTGAGTTATCATTTTTTTGGTTTACTTACATTGCCTTTTAAAAAAGACATTTTCCCATTTAGGGAACTTTTTGATTCAAACTTCTTTGCTTTTTTAATTATGTCTTCTTGTTTAAGCATTTGAGAAGTAGGTTTCTTACCTGAACCTTTTGCAGCTCTAATATTATCCCAAAGACCTCTTTGAGAAACAGAACCGTCTTTTCTTTTTATCATTTCTTTCATTAGTACTTTCCTCTTCTTCCTTTAGGGTTAGGAGTTGTTGAACCACCTGCTCCTGCCCATAAATTTTTACAAGCCCAATATCTTGGAGTTAATTTATCAGTAGCAGTATCACAACTATGTCTTGCTTTAAAACTCCTACGAGCAGCAGGACTATAGTTATTTCCATAACCCTTTGCTCCAAAGTGGAGGAGTTTTTCCTCCCCATTGGAACAAGCTTTTACCATCTTTTTCTTTCCCGGTCTGTCAGACGGAACAGGACGGTTACATTGCATATTTGCCTTATCAGCCATATCTTATGCGGAAAAGTCTCTACTGTGATGACCCGGTACTTTTTCTTCAGCAACTATTTCTTCAACAATTGCTTCTACAGCAACTTCTTCTGAAGCTACTTCTTCTACTATGATGTCTGCTTTCTTAGCCATTTTGCTTAGATTTAAAAATTAACAATAAGGATTTTTTGATTTTAATCCTGTTCCTGTTGCAGCACTTAAAATTCTATTAGAAGTGCCATTACTTTTACCTGACATAGTACCGACTTTCTTAGCCATACTAATATTACCACCATTGCCATTTGGCATTTGCATCCTTGAAGATGAAGGTAAGTTTGGAGTGTCTTTAATATCTGACATCTTATTTCTTTTTAATTGCCGCTTTAACAGCCTTTACGCCTGCCGCTTTGGAAGGTCCTTTTAATGCATTCTTAATAGCAGGTTTTGCTGCTGAAGGCATCTGCATTCTTGATGATGCAGGTAAACTTGGGGTTGCTTTTGATTTTGCCATTTTGTTTAGTTGTTAAATTGTTGTCCTAATCCTGTTTGTAATCCTTGTAATCCTTTTATGTTTCCAAAACCGCTACCGGCTTGTCTACCTTTTTCTTTCTTCCTTCCAACCATATCTTTTAATTTTTGGTTTTCATTCTGAAGATTTCTTATATCAGTAATCTGTTTGTTCTTAGCAGAAATTTTACTTAAAGTTTCAGCCAAAGTAGCCTTAGGAGCTTCAACTTTTTTCTCTACTTTAACAACTTTCTTTTCTGCTTTTGCCATTTTACTTTTTATTTTTAGCTATTATTTTACTGTATTTATCAGCAGATTTCTTATCTGAACTTTGAGAACTAAGTAAACTTTGAACTCCTTTATCCTCATATCCAACTGTTGGAACAATCTGTTTTAATGCAGCATTTTTATAATTAGCAGATTTTTGTAAGCTATCTCTAACTTCTTTTAACCTACCTATTGTTACCATTTTTGGCTCAGGGGTATTAGCTAAAGGTGTATCAGGTCTTGATGATTTCTTTGCCATAACTATCTATATATTGGTTCAGGTGTAGCTGCTAAAGGAGTGTCAGCTCTTTTAATAATTCTGTTTGATTTTGCAAGTTGTCTATCTGCTTTAGCTCCTGTTGATTTATCATATTTAGTATATGCTTTAGCGGCTCTAAATACAGGACGACCAAAATCTTCAATCATTTGTTTCTTTTCAGCTTTAATTGCTTTACTTTTTTCCATTATCGTATTATTTATAATTAATAATATATTTGTAACAAAGATAATAAATTAAATTCAATGAAATCAACACCTAACGATTACTTAAAATTTTGGAGAGTAATAAGATACTATATGAAATCCAAACACGGACTCACTCAAGCTGACCTTGATATGATTCTATTCCTATACTCTGAACAATATTTTAGCAAAGATAAGTTTTTAGAATTTAATGAATTACTTAGTTGGGATGTTAAAAGATTTGATAGACTACTACGTGATAATTGGATTCACGTATTCCGTAAGCGTTATGGAAAAAGAAAAGCACTTTACCTATTATCAGATAAAGGGATAAATCTTTGTCAAGATATTTATAGAAAACTAAACGGGGAAGAAATCCCCGTTAGTGTAACTCAAAATTCAATGTTCCATAAGAACGTATCATACAACGATAAAGTATATCGCAATATGATTAAAGAAATGAATGCTGTTATAAAACAACAACGACATCAGACTCCCGAATAATGGTGTACTGATTCTCATTTATAATCATTGTGAATCCGTGATTCTTATCATAATAAATATCATCTCCTGATGAGATTGCTGATACCTCAGTACCCGGCTCAACAACAATACCACGCTTATAACGCATTTGGTTTGTGTCTTCTCCTGTAAGTAGGATTCCTGATTCTGTTTTTATTTCTTCATCAATATTACTGATGACAATGTATTTTCCTATTGGTTTCATAATTTAATTTTTATATTTTTTGCTCTAAAATTATCTGTCTGTGAGTGACAATTTGCACATAATACTTGCAAGTTCTCAAGTCTATTATCGTTATTAACTCCGTTTATATGATGTATCTCAAGAGGTATATCTAATTCATTCCATTTAGAAGAACCACATTGTTGACAAGTATTGTTGGATTCATCAATAAGTAATTTTCTTATAGTCTGAATATGATATTTTTTACCATCAGTCAATCCTTTAATCAACTTTTTTTTATGAGTATCTGCAGATTTATTGATTTTAGATATTTCTTTATTAATTTCACTATAATTAATTTCACTAAAGACACCTCTACTCCAAGCGTCTTTAGTTCTTTGACTTAATATTTTTCTTAAATCATCGTTAATTACTCTTGAATTTCTACACTTTAAACTGCAATAACTTATTAATCCCCTTTGTCTTTCAAACTGAGACCCACATTTTTTACATAAATTCATCTAAAAAAAAATTTAAACAAATCTATAACATTTATTTATAATGATTCTTCGTAAAGAAGTTCAAATAAATCAGAATTTAAAACATAATATCCTCTAATTGGTTTTTTAATAATATAATCATTAGCGAATACTTGAAATCTTCCTTCTGAAGTATCAATATAAAATCCTCCAAACTCTCCGGTTTTAAAGTCCATCATACCCTGAAAATCATTATTTGTTGCTATCTCAAATGCCATATCCTCAGTCCCATCCCATTGAATTGCATCAATGACAACAGGTTTCTTTATGTATTTTTTCATATTTTTATTTTTTAGATTCTTCTTTCCAATTTAACCAAAATCCAACACCAACAATTATGTTCATACCCATTGATGCTATTATCTCTACAATATCATTATAGATATTTAAAGTTAAATGGACGTGTCCTACCATCCAAAAAGGAATTGATAGGTTACACGCTACCCATATAACTGTAAACTTTATGAATTTAATTGCCTGCTTGCTCATAAGTGCGAGCCATTGTTATAATTGCATTTGTTGAAAGAATAGTAATCGCAACGCTGATTGCATTTTGCAATGCACTACGTGTTACCTTTAATGGGTCAATGACACCCATCTGTATCAGGTCTCCCCTTTTCCCCGTTTTTAAATTGTAACCTTCGCCAATGATAAACTCTCCACCGTAGATGTTCTCAACTTTCAAACCTGCGTTTGTTAGGATTTGAATTAGCGGAGCTTGCAATGCCTCAGTAATAATTTTCATTGCTGCAAGACGCTCAATAGACTGTTCGCTCTGTAGCTCAATAGAGAGCGCCTCCTCAAACAAAGCTTTGCCTGCTCCCGGTAAGATACCTTCCTCAAGAGCGGAGCGTACAGCGCACACAGCGTCGTCTACACGGTCGTATAGTTCTTTCTGCTCAAGGTCAGTTTGACCACCAACGAAGATAACACCAACACCACCTGTAAGTGAAGCAATACGTTCTAAGATAAAATCTTTCTCTCCCTTTTTATTTGTGTTCTTATGAGCATCCCATAACTGAGCTACTCTTTCGTCAATAATAGTATCGTCAGCTTTAGCGTTTGACTTAATGATAACAGTTTGGTCTTTACTTACAATTACTTTTGCAGCGTGACCTAAATCTCCATAGTTAATAATACCCAAGTCATCGCCTGTTTTTTCGCTGAAGTATGTAGCGCCAACACTAATAGCAATATCTTGCATTAACTCGTGCTGCTTATAACCAAAACTTGGAGGAGCAATAGCGCATACTTTAAGATGACCCTTTACTGAGTTCGCTGCCAAAGTATTTATTAAGTTCTGATTGCAAGGAGAAATAATAAGAAGTTTCTTACCCTCTGCTATGATTGGTTTCAATACGTTCTCAATCTGAAGAATATTTACAATCTCCATATCAGCAACCATAACCATAGTGTCTTCAAGGACACACTCATCACGTGATGAATCATTGATAAACATTGGACTCAAATATCCTCTGTCAATTTTCATTCCCATTGTAGTCTCAGAATATGTGCTGTCATTTTGAGAACGCTCAACAGTTACAAGACCTGTCTTACCAACCTCTTTATAAACGTCAGCAATAATCTTCCCAATCTCACGGTCATTGTTCGCAGAGATACTTGCAATGTCAACCAACATAGTTGATGTTACTTTCTTACTACGTCTTCTTAACTTATCCACCACCTTAGTACTAATGTCCACCATCTCTCTCAACACTTCAGTACGGTTCATATCCTCAGAGATATGTGCTAACCCACCAAGTACTAATGCCTCAGTCAAAACAATCGCTGTAGTTGTACCATCTCCTGCTGATGTAGCAGTTCTATCTGCTGCTTCCTTCATCATCTTAACCGCAAGGTTTTCCGAAGGGTCAAACAAGTCAATACTCTTTGCAACCGTTACACCATCTTTAGTAACTGTGATTCCGTGTGTGTGATTTGGACTCTCGATAAGTACAGTATTTCCGCCCGGTCCTAATGTACTCTTTACAGCTTTTGACATCTTTACGACTCCGCTGAAG